TCTTTATCCTCATATCCGGGGAGATCATAATTAACATGCATTTCAAGAAGTTTATACCGATCATCTGAGTCGGCTCTAAAACCCATCTTTTCTGCAATCTTTTTCTCTACATCATCAAACGTCTCAGCAGGCTCTCCTAAATCCTCATCTAGATAAAACCCTCCGACTTGTAGCTTCTTTAGCTCATTCTTAGTCTTTCTCATTACATGAGTGACTCTCTCTGAGGTCAAAAGACTTGATGCGCCATAAGGAACAACAATATCCTCGGCAGGAACATACAAAGAAACTTGTCTTTGAAGACTAGGATCAAAGTACACTTTCTTAAAAGCATTCCCCGACATTCCCAGACCCCACAACATTCTTTCATGTTCGGGTCTATATTCAGGCATGTTCTCCATTAATTGAAAGTTCATGTCCGCCTGAACTCTTTGGGCAGCTTCTTTCTTTTCTGGAGTTTCCTTTCCTATGATTTGAGTTTTTACCGGACCCTGAGCAGGAAAGGTCTCCATGATTGTTTCTGATTGAAACTTGACTAAAGCCTCGGAAAGAATAGGGTGATACACCCCACACGCTCCCGGCCAAGGTTCTGTTCTTTCTTCAATCTTCAAACCTAACAGTTGAATCCCATCAACGTAGGTCTGCATCCAGTCTTTTCTGGCATCTATGTCAGATTGGAAGTCCCCGAGAAGATCGTCAGCAATGTTAGCCAACTCACTTCCACTCATTCCTTCGGCAAGATTAGCCCCAAAGTCATCTTCTATTTCAATGTCTAAGTCATCAGAGTCCGAATCAATGATCTCAATCTCAAGAGTCTCATCACCTAACTCGCTCAACCCAACGGGAGCTTGATACAGGGCTTTATCTAACATAAATATCCTTAGTAGTATTCAACGCGGCGGCGAAATTGTGGAATCTCGTCTTCCTCATCTAATTGAGTGCGAATATACCCGCCTTTTCTAAACCGCATCAAGGCCAAAGAAACAGTATCCACATAGTCGTCATGATCCCCAGAAGGAAATGACGCGACTTCATCGATCACTTCTTCGGCCCAGTTCTTATCAGGAGCCCAAACTCTTCCCGAAGCAAACAGGTCTGAAATCGCGTTTACCCTTGTAATCTTGTCGTTTCCTCTTACTGGAGTGAACTCCTGAACAGGGATCCCCATCGCTCTTAGCTCATATATAAGAGGAGCCCCTGAAGCTTTCTTCTCAATGATCACCGAGTCGGGCTCCCACTCCTTATATTCCGAGATTGCCCACTTTTTTAACTCTGGAAATTCAACTCTGTCCCTCTTGGCGTTTAACAAAATTACATTTGTCTGTTCAATCCCTGAATCATCGGGATGAGTGAACACTCCCCATGTTGTACAGGCCGAATAGTCGGCTCTATTATTCTTTTCATAGGCTGTGTCCCACGCCATGAGGATGAAATCTATCGTAGGGGGTCTTTCTCCTTCCCAGATCTGCCACCACTCTCTCTTTATTAGAGCAGAAGAGTCAGAAGTAGGGCTTTGTTGGTACTGAGCCTGCCATTTTGAGTTTGGAAGCTCCGTTCTTAGGGCTTCTAACTCCTCTAAAGACCAAAACTCAGGCCATAGAGGAAGGCCAGACGGCATTATTGCGGGAAATTCAATAACCTCCCACCCTTCTCCGCCTCTTTGAGCCTCAGCCTTAACAACTTGACCCGTCAAATCCCTCTTACCCCAACGAGTCATCACTATAACTATGGCCCCTCCCGGTTGGAGACGTTGTCTAGGGCCAGAAGTGAACCATTCATACACCTTGTCGTAGATCGAAGGATCATTCGCGGCCAAAGCGGCCTCTTGTTCTGAGTGAGGATCGTCAATAATCAGAAGATCAGCACCTTTTCCTGTGACCGTACCCCCAATCCCGATAGCAAAGTACTCCCCATCCTTATTAGTAGACCACCTTCCTGCGGCTTTTGAGTCGTGCCTCAGACTCACATTAGGGAAGATCTTTGTATAAGACTCTCCACCCACTAAGTTTCTTACCTTTCGACCAAAACCCACAGCTAAATCCGCCGTATTTGACGACTGGATAATTTTCTTATCAGGGTACTTCCCCAAGAACCAAGCAGGTAGAAGGTAACTCGCAAACTCACTCTTCGTATGCCGGGGAGGCATGTTGATGATCAGTCTCTTTAACTTCCCAGAGACTATCTCCTCAAACTTCTTAGCCATAACAATGTGATGCCTACCCGAGATAAACCCCGGCCACATTGCTTTTACGAACTCTAAGAACTCATCCGCTCCCCGTTCTCTAGTTACAGCCGTCTGATAGTCCCCGGCCACCTGTAAAAGATGCTCCCTGTCCGCATCCCCCAAACTTTCTAAGAGGGAAGACAGGACAGCAGGGTCCTTCAACAAATTTAACAACTCATCATCACTCAAGATCACGCAACCTTATCGTTTTGGGCCGTATGGATCTATGACTATTAGGGGTATGCACACAAACCCCAAGTTTGACCAAAGCCTTCATCGTTCGATAAACCCCACCCCGACTCTTTCTTCCAGTCACATACATCACATCATCAATGGTAGGGCCAAACCCATACCTCCTCCACCATTCATCTAACAACATGTACATTTCTTTCTGTGCAGGGGTCATTTTTACCTGTTTTGGGGGCCTTCCCCCACTTTGTTCGATACTCACCGCCGAGCGTTGGAAACAATTTACCACTTTGCTATCCATAACACCCTACTGTAGGGTACCACGCCCCACTTTTACAATATTCACTACCACGTTTTAGCATAACATATGTTATGCTCCAAAATATAACGACTAACAAAATTTGGTGTGCAAATTTTTTTGATGGGGCTAACATTTTTATGGGGGGGTATCAATGTTAATTGGGGGTGACTGAACGTCGGGATTACTAAGCATAGGCGGGGGCTGGCACACCGTCAAATCCGGCCCCTCCCCCCCCGGTGCGTCGCCGTCCTGCGCGTTTGCGCTGCCATCACCCCTTCCCCCCGCCTCTGCGTCCACTGCCTGTGCTGCGCGCAGCCGTTGCATCACCCGTGCATCTGTCGTGATCGCAGTGCGTAGCGTGTCTAGCAGTCGCTCTCGTAGTGCGCCGCTATCCGTTACCGTGACGACCTCTCGTCTCTCAGTGAATGCTGCCACCTCCGTCACCTTCCCCAGTAGCTCGAGTGCCCTGAGTCTCTGAGCCGGTGCAATGTCGTCGTCTATGGCCGTGGCGGTGAGCCGTTCGATCACTAAGTTACGCAGTGCGGCAGGCGTTGCATACCGTTTCGCCTCCGCAGCCAGCTTGAACGCTTCAATTTGTGCGGCGATCTTGGGCTGGGTTGTCAGCCGGTGTGCGGTGTGGCCAACCGTTACCGGTCCGGCTGCGGTGTCATACGCCTTTCGGTATGCCCCTGCCTTGGTCTCTCCCATTGCGATCTCTTCGGCAAACTTCCGTTGCTTGGCCGTGAGTGTCCCCGCTGACGGCGCTCCCAAGACTACTCGGTCAATTGGTACTGCCTCCAGCGTCTCTCTGATCGCTCTCTTCGACATCCGTGCTGGCCGTCGCCCGGTTCCCTTCGGTTTCTGTGGTCTATCCATAGTCCGATTCTACCCGCTGCCTCGGTCATGCATCCAGTAGTTGACAGTCAATCACTAACGTGCTGAAATGGAGTCTCTCGTTTCGTAACCGCCCCTCGGGGCACAGGAGGATCCCATGTACGCACACTTGTTCAAGACCCGCGAAGGCTGGACGATCATCTACACCGAGACCGCAGCCGTCAACTCAGGCGTCATCCGCACCGAACACTGGCCTGACAAGCGAACCGCGAAGAAAGCCGCTGCCGCCGCTGGCGCAACCCCTTGGAACTACTGATCTCTCTCAACCACAACCGGGGCTTCGGCCCCACTGGAGCGCAACATGAAACACGCAACTTCCACCCTGATCGAAGCCGTCAAAGACCACGCCAACCGTTGCTACACGCAAGGCTGGGATGAAGTAGCCGAGTGCTATGACGACTACGAATTGCTCGAGTTGATCGGAGACGCCCGCACCCCTGACGGAGCCATCCGCGCCGTCGCGAAGTACTTCGATCTCTCGCCCACGCCGCTGACCGGCTGGATCGTCCGCACCCAAGACGTTGACGGGCGCTCGGTCAAATCGTTCAAGACACTCGAAGCCGCAACCAAGTACTTCACGGACATGGCAGGCCGCCCACCACGCGGAGACGACGATAGCGCCGTCTCAGACTTCGGCAACTACGTCAGCATCAACGCAGCCTAAACCCAACCGGGGCCTCCGGGCCCCATCGGAGACCACCATGCAAATCCTAGTCCGCATCAAAGACGTTTACGGATGTCGCAACATCTACCCCGTGTGCCCCGAAGCCGAACTGTTCGCCCAGATCGCCGGGACCAAGACCCTCCCGTTCTGGGTGATCGACAAGATCAAGAAACTCGGCTACTCCGTAGTGGTCGAACAACAGGAGCCCGTGACGCTATGAAAACCACCCGCATCCAAGTCTACTTCGACAAGCCGAGCCGCAATTGGTTCGCCTACTACCGCGATTCCATCGGGCAGCT